GGAGTATTCGGATATCAAGAACGGTGGGCAGAATATCGTTATTATCCATCTCGTATTAGTAGTCTATTTAGATCTACAGCCGCAGGCACTATTGACGGATGGCATCTTGCCCAAAAATTTACATCCGTTCCTACTTTGAATACAACCTTTATTCAAGATACACCACCAGTAGCAAGAACACTTGCTGTAGGTGCAGCCGCTAACGGACAGCAATTTATCTTTGATTCTTTCTTTAATGTAAAGAAAGCAAGACCAATGCCAATGTATAGCGTACCTGGCTTAATCGACCACTTCTAATATGGGATTCGATATTGGCGGTTTAACTGGTGGTATTCTTGGCTTTATAGGTCAACAACAAACCAACCAAAAAAATTGGGATATTGCCGATGCAGCTAACCGCAATAGTGCGGAACAAGCTGCAAAGCAAATGGACTTTCAAGAGCGCATGCGAGATACACAATATCAAACTGCTGTGAAAGATATGAAATCAGCAGGATTAAATCCCATGCTTGCATACTCACAAGGTGGTGCAGGCACGCCTACAGGCGCAATGGGATCGGTATCTACAGCAACAATGAAAAACGCCTTGGGAGCAGGCGTATCTGGATACCAACAATTAGCAAGCTTAAATGCTGATACCGATTTAAAACAATCCCAAACAACCGCAACATCTGCCCAGGCTATTCAGACTGAGGCAAATACAATATTAACTAAACAACAAACATTAAAAGCGATGGAAGATACTAATCTTTCAACGCAACAATTACAAAACTTACAAAAACAATTAAACAAATTAGATGAAGAAATTCTAAATTTGAGAGCGACCAGAGGTCAAACAATAGCCCAAACGGGCTTAACTGGCGCTCAAACACAAAACGTTAAGGAAAATATCGCTCCATCAGGCGATCCGTATTGGTATAGAGATCTAAAACGTATAGGCAATTCAGCCGCTGAATATTTCAATAGGATGAGAAAATGAAAAAATCACCATTTTTACGAACCGCATACAACTACGATTTAGATGCTGCGTCAAATGAGTCGGGGTTGCATTGTGAGGATGCTTCCCTGACTCAGCAGCATTTTAAAGATGAATGCGATATAAATAACATACTCCGTCAATTTAATGTGACGGGACTCTTACCCGAAAGTGCTTTATCGCCCCGCTATGGCGATTTCACTGGCATTTCGGACTACCACTCTGCCCTTAACCAAGTAATCGCAGCAGAGAACGAATTTATGGCTTTACCAGCCCAAATTCGAAGCAGGTTCGATAACGATCCTGCAAAACTAATAGATTTTTTAGATAATTCTGAAAATCTAGACGAGGCTATTAAACTAGGCCTCGTAACAAAAACTGAGGAACTGCCGCAAGTCGTTGAAGTTCCTCAAGAAAAAGCGGTCGAATAGACCGCAAGCACAGTTACCTTACTAGATGTAACTGTGCTAGGTGACACCAACCAAAAAATAGGAGATAAATATGTATATGCGTAGATCACCAGTAAACAAAAAAAAGTCGGCACGATCTTTTAGAAAACAAAGTCAAAAAACTAAATCGCCAAATATGCGATCAAGCCCCCAGCGTGGAGGCTGGAGGTTCTAATAAAACCCCCAGGCACCTCACATGCCTTGTTACCATCCATTAAGCGCATATCAATGCGCTGACGGTTCAATCGTCTTTCAAGAAAGGCGTTGGTTCAATACCGTCAAAACATTATCATTACCCTGCGGACAATGTATTGGCTGCAGGCTAGAAAGATCACGCCAATGGGCTATGCGTTGTATGCATGAAGCCCAATTACATGAAAATAACTGTTTCATAACACTCACATATGACAATACACATCTCCCAAGCGATGGCAGCTTACATTACAAAGACTTTCAACTCTTCATTAAGCGACTTCGAAAAAAATTCGGAAACACTCGAATCCGCTATTACATGGCTGGAGAATATGGCGAAAATTTCGGCAGACCTCACTTCCACGCCTGTATCTTCGGACACGACTTTCATGATAAAAAATTATGGAAAAGGTCTCCCTCTGGTTCTATGCTTTATAGATCCGATGACCTTGAAATACTCTGGCCATTTGGTTATTCCTCCATTGGAGATGTTAACTTCGAATCAGCTGCATACGTTGCACGATATATTATGAAGAAAGTAACTGGACATAACTCAAAACAACACTACACAGAAACGGATGAAGAAACGGGTGAAATTACTACACGTAAACCCGAATTTAACAAAATGTCATTAAAGCCTGGAATAGGCTATGACTGGTACAAAACATACAAAACAGACGTATATCCACACGATTACGTCATAATAAAAGGCAAAAAAGTAAAACCTCCCAAGTTTTATGATAAAAAATACAAGTTGGACAATCCATTCGAATTTGACGAAATACTTTACAAAAGAGAAATAAACGGTAAACTAAATAGCGAAGACAATACTCTGGAAAGACTACAAGTCAAAGAAATAGTCCAACAGGCAAAACTTCAAAAATTAAAACGAAACCTCACTTAGGAAACCTCATGAAACTAGTACTATGTTCAGTAAAAGACCGGGCAGCAGATGCTTACGGTCGACCAATGTTTGTACCCTCAATTGGTGTAGCAATACGATCATTTAGCGATGAAGTAAATCGCAATGATTTAGAAAACCAATTACACAATCACCCAGACGACTTCGATCTGTATGAGTTCGGCGAGTTCGATGACAACACAGGTTTGTTCAATTTACATGAACAACCAAAATTACTTAGTCTGGGAAAACAGGTAAAAATTACCGAATAAAAACAACCGTCTAGAAAAGGGTAACCTTTTCTGACGGAAAATAAAGGAAAAAAAAATGCACCGCAATCAATCAGTAAACGTACATCAGTTCACAATGATTCCAAAAGCGGATATTCCGCGATCATCATTTGACTGTCAAAGTACACACAAAACAACGTTTGATGCGGGCTACTTAGTCCCTGTATATGTAGACGAAGTTCTACCAGGAGACACATTTAATCTAAACATGACGGCATTTGCCCGTCTAGCAACACCATTATTTCCAATAATGGACAATATGCACCTTGAATCCTTTTTCTTCTTTGTACCAAATCGATTGATTTGGGACAACTGGCAAAAATTCATGGGGCAACAAACAAATCCAGGGGATTCAATTTCATATGTAATCCCCCAGCAGGTGTCACCCGCCAATGGCTATGCCATTGGCTCACTGCAGGACTATATGGGACTACCTACAGTAGGACAAGTCACTGCAACAAAAACAGTAAGTCATTGTGCCTTCTGGCCAAGGGCTTACAATCTCATCTATAACGAATGGTTCAGAGATGAGAACTTACAAAACTCAGTAGTAGTAGACAAAGGCGACGGACCAGATACCGTTGCCAATTACACATTACTGAGACGTGGCAAACGTAAAGACTATTTCACATCAGCTTTACCATGGCCACAAAAAGGTGCTTCAGTAGCACTTCCTTTAGGAAGTTCAGCACCAGTTTTAACAACTGGTGCACAACCAATATTTAATACCGCAACAGGACCTGGCGGACTTCGCCAGTCTAACAACGGAGTTGTAGCGTATTTCAATAACTCAACCGTAGATGTAGGAGCTTTAAGCTTCGGCTCGACAACTGGTTTATACACAGATCTATCGGCTGCAACATCAGCAACAATTAATCAATTACGCCAATCATTTCAAATACAAAAATTATTAGAGAGGGACGCCCGTGGAGGTACTCGATATACTGAAATTATTAGGTCTCACTTTGGCGTTATTAGCCCTGACGCTCGTTTACAGCGCCCTGAGTATCTGGGTGGTGGTACAACCAGTATCAACATCAACCCAATTGCCCAAACTTCGGGCACTAATGCAAGCGGTACAACAACGCCTTTGGGTACACTTGCTTCTATGGGTACTGGGCTCGCTCATAATCATGGCTTTACTCAATCATTCGTTGAACACGGCGTTATACTTGGTATAGTAGCCGTAAGAGCAGA